TATGGCAAGGATGCCGCCAATCAGCTCAAGGTTGATCTTGTCCATGGTCCAAGACGGGCCATTGCCAGGCTATCGACCTTGGCCCCGGTAGGCTTTTTGGCCCATTTTGGGCTTGCTGCCTTTGCCAGCACCTTGGCGCGTTTTCTTCCTGATGGGGGCCTTGTGCTCCGTTCCAGTCGGAGACTTTGCTTTGGCCATGGATCGTGCTACGGTATGCGGGTTCTTTTCACACAAGTTCGCAGCTGGGTGACTTGAACGGCCTAGGCGACTAGGCATCTCCGCAACTTTGCCGCTTGGGGAGTTTTAGTTTTGGTGAATCTCTTAGGGGTTCAGCAAAGCCAGAGCTAACGGCTTAGGGGGTCTTCGGACCCCCTTTGTTGTGTCTAGTTTTTGTGGTCGTTAAATTCAGCCTGCGCTGACAGCTCCTCCTGTAGCCCCGCCATCGACAGCAGTGCCCACCCCGTCACCAGAATCGTCAGAAGCGACAGGAGGATGGTCAGGATCATTTGGCCAGACGGGGTAAACGCTGCCGGTAATGTATGCCGCCAAATCTTCGGTGTCAGTAGTTGTGCCGATATACAACACCTTTTCGTCGGCTGCTAGACGGACGGACTCGCGCCACATCTTCCAGTCAGGATTTACCGTGGTGCCGTTATCAGCTTCACGCACCACCATCCAGTCGGTAGTGGTCAGCAGGCTGTTGGCGGTGTCGCGGGTGTTGGCAGTCCAGAGCGTGACGAGTTCGCCGTGGTCTTTGGGGATCAGGTGACCATCTTGGTCATAGCCCCAGTAAAAGCGTTGATCCCAGGTTGGGGGGTTGGGGACTTCGGTGATGCCGATGGCTTGTTTCTCGGCAAGAGTGCTAAGGCGCAGCCAGTTGGCAGGGTATTGGGTGCCATCCGCTGTGGTGAAGGCACGGTCTGGGCTTAGGGGCTTGCCGTCGAGAACAAACATGGGTCCGGGGCGTTGGTCGAAGTTTAGGTGAGCTGACTAGCGTTGTTCCAGGCTTGGTTACCGTGCGCGGGCGTTCAGGGCGAAGGGGTTTTCGGCGAAGGCGGCGTAGATGTAGGTTTCGGCTGTTTGGTTTACATCATTTGTACCACTTCCTCCCCTTAACTTAAATCCATTGCTAAGCCCATCCCAGCAAATAGCAAACGTTCCAGTTGACGTAGAAGACTCTGCAGTGCTGAGGTTAGGCCGAAGTACATTAGATTGAAGATTATACGGATCTCTTGCCGTATCTAGTAAATTCCAATTACTTGCGTAAGTAGAGCCCTTAACCATCACCCACCTCGGTCTAAACCCGGTATAAACGAACGGACCATCTGTGCTGCCGTTGCCGGTGTAGCTGCCGAAGGCGGAATAGCCCTCTACTGAGGCGAAGCAGTAGGCGATACAATTCCCACCGATTTGAGCATTAGTACCGATGGTAAAAACACTTGACGTTGGCTCAGTGTCGTTCCATCTATCAGTGCTCGTCTGAGCAGCGTTAGTTAATTGCAAAATTAAGTATTTGGTAGCGCCAAGGCTTTCGTGATAAACTTGCCAAGAGTAAGCGTTGTCTCTGTTTTTTACGATTATAAAACTTGGCTTGGCATTGAGGCCATGCCCGACGGTCACAACCCCTGAGCCGTTATAACTAACAATCGAGAACCCCGCAGTGGGATTAGCCCTCACGCTGGATGTGATGCTGCCGTCGGTGTTGCTGACCGTTGATGATCCGGCGTCCCAGGTCCAGCCGACGTAGGTTGAACTGTTTGCGTTAACGCCGCCCCATGTGGCATCAGAACCTAACGTGAAGCCATCGCTGTTAAAACTGGTAAGTGTGTCTGTATAAGTATCTTCTGCGGCTGTTAGGTTTGAGTAAATGACCTTGTTGGCGCCTCGCACACTATCAAGCAGTGCATGACTAATTGTTGAGCTGCGACGCTTTATCCACACCATATCCGGACTAAACTCCAACCCCGAGATCGTCCGCGTAGCACCAGTGCCCGTATAAGTCACCACGTCCATGTAGTCGCTGCCGTCTGCAACCGTTGGGGTCGGCAGGTTGGAAGTGCAGAGCGCCTTGCATCCCGTGGCATTCGAAGGATACGCAAATGCTCGCTGACCGAAGTTAAGTGCGTGTGAAACTAAAGAGTTATAGCTAGATCCGTTGCCACCAAAAGCAAAGAAATAAGTTTCAGCGTCATATGTAACTGCCGTTCCTAGTGCGCTTCCATTTCTATAAAACTGAATCGTGCTTGCATCCGCGTCAACTTTGACTCCCAATACATCGCCAACACTAGAAGCTCCGGTAATCGTCTGGACTTTAGACGAATTTTTATAGATACCATTTTCACTAGGTGCAACAGAGTTACTAAAAAATACAACGCTTTTGCTTCCGCTGGCGTTATATATACCAATTAATCCGCCCCAGCCGTTGCTGGTGTCGGTCGATAGATAGGTAGACTCGTAATACCATTTGCCACTGCTTGGAACCGCAATAGTGCCGCGACATATCCCATTCCCTGCCGCAAATTGCAGATTTCCATTGCTAAGAACAAAGTTGGCCGGAATAGATATATCGAGCGGATTCAACGTACAGTAGTTCCCCCTCACCTCACCGCCAGCACCCGTGTCCGTCTCGGTGCCGTTTTGGGGAACGTCTACGAGGGAGTCATTGTTTCTACCTGCGGCAACGCTGATGTTATTAACGGTCCAGTCGTTGTTGTTGCCACTGGTGTCGTCGCCCAGTGCGGCGGCAGTGCTGTTATCGCTAAAGGGAAGGTGGAAGCCGTTGGTGCCGTAGGTGCCGGTGTACTCAATCGGTTGCCAGATGCCGTTGCCGTCGAACTCACCGAAGCTGGTGGCGTCTAACGCTTGACCGTCGATGAAGTGAACGTCGGCAAGGTAAAAGTCAGAATAATAAGAAGTGGTAGAATGCCACCTACCAATTCTGTGTTCAATCGTATTGTTTATCTGCCCGTCAAAGTTGCTCTTGAAAGCAACAGTTTGCGTACCTTCCGCTTGGGCGCCATTAACATACAACTTAAAACGATCTGCTGCTGTTGCTTGTGTGGAATCAAATGCCGCTACTACATGATACCAAGCACCGACATCACGGTACACACCTGACGTTTCAAATATCCCGCCAACATTGCCAGCACCAATAACATCAGCAAACCTAATCTGGTCTGTATTCTTGAAATCTAACTGAGCGTACTCTGCGGATGAGACAGTGCCTGTAAATAATGGGGTGTATGCACCAAGCGCACTTCGCTTCACCCACCCCGCCCAGGTCCACGTCTTGCGGTTGCCAGCAGATGACGGGGTGCGGTTGAGGTATGCCGAGTCAGCTTTGTTGAAACGCAGCGAACGCTCGATCTCATAGCCACCAGCAGCGGCGGCGCCGCCGTTAAAGAAATCGTTCAACATCAGGCGATACCTTCAGTAACGTTGCCCATCAGAATCGTCGTGCTGTTCTCAACGTAAAACGGAATAATCGCAGGGAAGCTAGCAATCGTTGGAGCACTACCCCCAGGAAACTTGAACACAGCGTTCCACACAACTGGACCAGCCGTAATCCGAATCAAGCCGGACGTGCCAGCAATGGCATTCGTTGGCGCCGGAACCGTAATCGCACCGCAAGTCCAGTAATTACCTGCAACCAGATCAAACGCACCAGCCGTAATCGTCTCTTCGGCGGAGTTGATGCTGTAGGCAAAGGTTGCCGTGCCGTTTGCGTTAATCCTCAGGCGCGGAACGCCGTTTGTAGCAATCGTCAGCTGGTCTGCACCAGGCGAGTAAATGCCAGTGTCCGTGTCGCCGCTAAAGAACAGTCCCGGCGCTGAGTTGCTGCCAGCAATAATCCCCAGCGCACCCGTCATGGTGTCGCCGTTGATGTCTACAAACGTGCCGCTCTCGCTGCGCCATGCCGTTCCGTCCCACACCTTGAAGACGTAGGTGCCGCCGGTTGTATCCAGCCACTGCTCACCTTTGCTATTACCAGCCTGACCGCCAGTTGCAGGGGAAACGTTTGGTGCAGTCGTTCCAACGTGGACAGGTCCGACCTTGACCAGCGCACCAGCCGAATCCTTGAAGAACAGACCGGGACTTGTTGCGTTGCTGTTGAGGGCAAGTTGCCCATCTGCCATTGATCCGGGCAGCGGGCGCTTATCCGCAGTGCTACTGCGCAGGTGCTGAAGAGCCATTCCTTAACGCCCGAAGGCCGGAAATCACCCCATCAGCCTAACAACGGTAATCAATACGTTCCGTCGTTTAGATCAGACAAAAGCGCAACGGTGCCATCCGCATCCTGGAATGTGACGGTTCGGTCTGCCGTGGGATCCACAACGGTCAGCGTGGTCTCGTAGTCGTCGGCAGTAGCGCCCTCAAAGACAAGCGTGCCACCAGTGCTAATCGTTACGTCGCCCGTAAAGACAGGGCTTGCGGCACCAACCTTTTCGTCGTCAAGCTCTTGGATGGCAAGCTGGACGTTGGTGCTGCTGATGTCCCCGTAAGGGGTAAAGCTGATGTTGGCAGCAGTTTGACCGGCAACTGCACCTGAAACGTCAATCAGCTCCCAAGTGGAGCCGTTGCTCAGGATCATGTCCGGCGGCGCCAGTGGCTCCAACGGTGCATTTCCGGTGCCGGTGCCCGACGTGCTAACGACGAGGTAATACTTGTTGTTGTTATCAGAAGCGGTCGGGAGTGATCCGCCAATCGTCAGACCCAGTGCAGAACCGGCAGACGTAACCGAATCAACCTGGTTGACACTGGCGTCATACGTTCCAGCGAAGATCAGCTCGCCGCTGGTGATCGTGACGGGCAGCCATGCACTGCCAGACCAGATAAACAGGTCATTGTTCAGCTCGTCCCAGAAATACTGACCCTTGAAGTCAGCCGTGGGGAAGGTGACGATATTTGCGGTTGAACCAGCACCGCCGAATTTGACGGTCGAGGCATCGCCCAGCTTGCCGCCGCTGATCGTGTTATTACCGATCCGGGCAATATCAATCGTCCCGCTGGTCAGTTTGCTAGCTGCAATGTTCGGGATGTCGCTCGCAGTCAGCGTTGTGCCCGACTGGACGTGACCTTGGGCGTCAATCGTGACCTTGGTGTAAGTACCAGGCGTGGCTGAGTTGGAGTGCAGAAGCGTTCCAGTGCCGTCAACCGAGAACTGGGTGCCAGCCTTGATAACGCCGCTGGTGGCAGCTGCTGCGGTAGGCAGGTCGCCGCCTTGGATGTCACGACCACTAGTGACCAGACCCTTGTCGGTGTAGGTGACCAGCTTTGGCGTAACTAAGGACGCGGTGATGTCGTTGTCCAGCACCACGTTGGCGTTGTCACCAACAGCACTGGGATCTTCAGTCCGCAGACCACCGCCAGCCGGAGTGGAAACGCCGCCGATTGCAGTGTTGGTGGCACGGGGCAGGTCAGCTGCTGCAATGGTCCGCATAGTGACGGCACCACCAGCACCAGTCGGTCCAGCGGCGAACTGTCCAGCGGCGGTTGTTGCAGCGAATGACGGCGTAAGCGTTGCCGTGTCGCCAGAAATAACGATCGTTAGATCTAAAACAGCGTTGGCACCTTCGACCAGGCTGTTGATGCTTCCGGCTGCTTTAACAGCAACCCAAGCTGAGCCACTCCAGGCGTAGACCTTGTTGTCGGTGGTGTTCTGGAACAGTTGCCCGACAAAATCACCCGAGACGGGGGCGCTGGTAGCGAGCACCATTGTGCTCTCATCGTCCAGCTTGATTGCCGTTACGGCATCGTTTGCCAGCTCAGTCGTGCCAATGCTGCCCGCTGCAATGCTGCTGGAAACTTTTGCGCCAGGGATGGACCCGTCGTCGATCAGGGCAACGCCGCCCTCAATCAGGTCCTTAATGGTTACTTTCTTGGTTTCGCTCGCGGAAAGATCCGCTAGTGCCAGCGGGTCCGTCGCCGCCAAAGAACCAGCAGCGATGGCGGGCAAATCGCTAATTCGTAAGTCTGGCATTCCCCGCCAACCTTGAAGATGGTCCTAGTCTATCCAGCCCTAACTATCGAGCAGGATGCGGGATTCGTCGTCTTCCTGCAGCATGTAGAAGTTGTTTTCCTGCAGCAGTGCTTCTTCCGGCATACCCATCTTGAGTTCGACGGGTCCGGTGGTCACAAAGTCGATGCTGCTGGTGATCGGTTCGGTTGGGCTGAAGTTCATCGCCACATTCGACACGATGCACAGGGCTTCGTACCAGATGTATGGCTCATCGGTTGCGTTCAGGAAAAAGCGACCCTTAAACGCCCCACCGAGTTTCGTGCGAAGAACCAGCTGGCTCAGGTAATGCGGGTAGGTGACTGACTGGTCTTTGCAACGGGCGGCTTCATAGTCCCAGAGGCAAACGAGCTGACCTTGACCGCTGATCATGCCGTTGGTGTAGTTACGGCGGAACTCTTCCCCCAGCGTGCTGACATCAACGGTTTCACGCGAAGTGGTGATGCTGTACTCACGAACGTTCCCGATACAGCGGAAGCGGTCACGGGCAATGCTGACAACAATGTCTTGCGCAGCCGAAGGCGTAACAAGCGTCAGCGCGTCAGTCGCTTCACCGTTGATTGCACTTTGGTAGTTGTTGTAGAGATAAATGCCGCCAACAGCGTCCACATGGCAATACCCCATCCAGTCGGGGTAGCTATGACCAGACACCAGTTGAAGGTTGGTGCCGTCTGATGTGGCGATCTCAATCCTGTCGCCAGAAATCAGCGATTCCGCCCCCTGATCCAAGCTGAAACGCTTGCGCGAAGGATTTACATCCTCAGGATCAAGCTGGCTGTAGATCGGTGAGTTGTTGGATGTGCGTTCCAGCTCGATGTGGCCGGAATATCCCAGGTAGATGCCAGCCATCAGATGTTCATGCTGCGGGGAGCACCGATAACTTCAAACGCAATCTCCGCTGCCAGCACAGTCCCAACAGCCATCGTCATTGATGCGCTGGTGATGTTGGCATCAACTTCAATGTATTTGCCGCCGGTTGTGGTGTCGTCAATTAGCAGTTTGAGTTTTACACTTTCCGCTTCCGGTGCCACACCAGGAGTAGTGCTGGCAGTACGGGCTTTGATTAAGGCGTTTAGCAGGGTGCTGCTGTCTCCTTTCACACCCGGGGTGGGCTGGTAGTAGTACAGAGTGCAGCTGCCGGTCGTGGATCGCGTTCCGTAAATCGAGGTCTTATCGGTATCGCCAAGAGAGGTGGTATCCAGTAGGCCGGCATTGGTGCTGATTGACCAGGAAGCAACCTGAGCAGCCTTGCTGTCGTTGATGTAAAGCTGCCCGGATGTGCCAGAAAAGTAGTTCATTAGATCACCCCACGGAGAACGATTTGCACAGTGCTCACGCCAGGGAAGACTGACTCAATTTTAGGTGGCTCGTCATACCGCCACTCAACCCCCTCAGGCTGAAGCAGTGCAGCTGGGGTCCCTTGCCACCCTCTAAACATTGCGACGGATTCGGCTGAGGTCAGCGTGAACGACTGATACGTTCCATTTTTTGAGTAGTAATCGTCTAAAAACAGCTCGGCGTCGCTGTCGGCAATGTTCTGATAAGTCAGATTCAGCATCAGGTTGTACCGCTGGCTCCCGTACAGCAGGCGGATCTCGCTGCCGTTTTGGGCGTTGTAGGTGCGAACAGGCCAGTTGCCGGGATCAAACTGCCGGGAACTTGGGGTTAGGAGCGGCAGGGTCATGAGTAGTCCTCGATGAAACTATTCTGATCGACCAGATCAAGCGCGACCAGGCTGACCAGCTCTGGGTTGACTGGGTGCTCGATGGCTCTAACTGTCACCAGGCCATCCTCGTCAAGGTTCAGCTCGATGACTTGATAAATGCCCTGATTCGTTTGTGAGTGCTTAATCGAGAAAACAGTCCCAAAGAACACTGGGTCGACTGCTTTGCCATCGATCACCTCCATGTCGCCCTCTGCGACGTCATCCATCCCTGGTTTGTAGTAGTAGACCGGATAAACGCGGCCGCCTGCTGACTCCAGTGGAGTGGTGGAGATGATCGTCCCATCGCTTTCGACGATGCCGTTGTTGCTCGATTGATATGGGCTCGCCTGGGTGTCAACACGGATGTACTTACCGGGGCCCAGGTTCAAGCCGTAAGGCGTGGTCTGGAATTCAATGCTGTGCGTAGTCCGACGGCGAGCGGACAGCGTAAAGATGGCAACGAGCTTGGCGTGCTCCTTGCTGCAGCAGAAGCTCGTCAGGTCAAGCGTCTCCATTGGGTAGTCTTCGCTGCCCTGCTCGTTCCAGCGAATCGTGATGTTCTCCTCTTCGGGGAACTGATCCACTAGCTCGCGCCGCCAGCGTGCAGTCACAGTCACGTCCCGGCGGTCTTCACGAGACAGATATTCGAGCTTGAAGCTGTTCTCAATGATGTTGCCCGACGTGAAAACAGCATTCAGAGGCGTTGGGCCTTGGCTGATCTCGCCTTTCGCCGTTACAGGCACAACTGGCTCAAGGCCAACCCTGCCGTTTGAGATCACTGAGTTCAGCAGTAGCGATGGCGCGGTGTCAGCTACATAGGTGCGAACATTGACAGTCTCAGAGATCGCGCCATTGAAGAAGATCCTGTTTGTACGAAGGAACTGACAGGACCGAGCGAAGCTGTCCTCATCAATCAAACGGCTAGCGAATACCTTGCCGACGCCAGCCTTCTCGTCAGTCAGCAGGAAGTAGACCAGATCCGGAAACAGGTTGCTCGGCTGCACTGCCCCATTGTCATCTGGGTGGAAGTTCTTGACCGGCACGCCATACCGCATCCAAACGCGTAGCTGATCAACCGTGCCAAGGGTCCTGCTAGCACGCAGCGCCAATCCGCAAGTAGACAGACGGTCAAACTGAGGGGGCGGATCCTGTTCGACAATCTCATTGACATAGGTGATCTCGTGCTCAGCCGCTGAAGCGTTTGACTTTGTCAGCTCCTCGTAGAAGCTA